GCGACGGCGAAGCTGCCATCGGCCACCTGCCACGTTGTTGTGTAACCAGTGATGGGGCCAAGCTGCCCGATGGTGGCGGGCAGGGTGAGGACGCCCGGTCCCGTGGCCCAGCCGAAGTTCCGGTACATGCCCTGCTTGGTCCACTCGGCGTGCATCTGGGTGCCGTCCAACAGGGTGATGTAATCCCCCGCCTTCCACGCCACCAAGGGGATGGCCGTCGCGGAGGGGCTGGGCAGGTTGCTGAAACTGGCCGGGGGCAGCGCCCCCGCAGGCAGCGTGCTGCCGGGCGACCCGGCCATCAAACCGGTGAGGATGGGGCGCACGCTGGTGCCGGTGTTGGGAGCGTCCCCGGCCAGCCACTGGGTGCCGTCCCAGTAGGCGTGGCTGCCGTCGCCCAGGAGCACGTAGTCCCCGGCCCAGAAGGCGTTGGGGGCGGTGTAGTAGCCCGGTACCGACGCCGGGATCACTGCGGGCACAGCGGCACGGAGTTGAGCCAGCGTCTGGAAGGGCGCCTGGGGACCGTCGATGGTGCCGGGCTGGCCGTACTTGCCCGGCCCGCCTGTTGTCGTCAACTCGATGATCTCCAACACACCTTGGCCGAACCCACTGGGCGCCACCAGATCGACGCCGCTGTACTTCCGCAACACCACGCGGGACAGGTCGAGCCCGGCCGGGGGATGGGTGTCCGGGGCGGGCACCACGTCTGTCATGTCAACATAGTGGGGGTTGGCGTAGGTCACCCAGTGGCCGATGTCGGTGATGAACTCGGCGTCATCGGGAGACAGGAGTTCGTTGATGCCGGTGTGGACGATGGTGCGGTAGTTGGTGGCGGCGTAGATGAACTCCTGGAGGCCCTGGGTGGTGCCTCGCGACGCCTCCAGTTCCCAGATACGACCGACCAGCGAGCGGTAGCGGGCGCCCCCGAGGGCCTGCTCCGGGGGCTGGCCCAGGTTCTGGCCCACCAGTTGAGTAAACATGAGGGGCGCCAGATCGGGGTCGTAGACGTTGAGCACGCCGTCGAGCAGCGTCCGGTTGTAGTCGGCGTCGTACCCCACGATGCGGCTGAACTTCCGCAGCGGCCCGTTGCGCCCGTCTGCCGCTTGGCGGTCGTCCAGGGCGGCGTAGAAGGGTGGGATGTTGTTGAACAGCGTGTCGGCGTGCCCGTAGTTCTTGGGCACCAGCACGTTGATGGTGGCCCCCACCAGCCAGGTCCCCGGCAGCGTCAGATGGGCCGGGTCCACCGCCTTGATGAACAGCGTGTAGTAGTACCAGCGCCCTCCGGTGACGGGCTGATCGAGCACTTGTTGATTCAACTGATCGGTCGCCAGCACCCCGCTGTCGGGGCTGTACCACACGGCCACCCCGTCGAGGGGCGTGGTCGGGTAGCCGAAGCCACCCCGCACCAGCACCATCTCGCCCTTGTGGGGCACGCTGGAGGGCACCGAGACGGTGGTGAGGGTGGCGTCATAGCCCCAGGGGATGCCGGTCAACGTGGTCCCCACCACCACGTCGAAGGGGATGTCCACCGGACCGTAGCGAAGCGCGCCCCGCCATCCCGTGGTAGCACGGACGACATCACCGCCCTCGGAGCGCCGGACCTCGAAGGGGCGGTAGTCGGTCATGTGAGCCCACCCTGGGCCGTGATGGTGATGTGGGCGGGGTCCGACAGGGGAATCCGGATATTCGACGCCTGCACGTCCTGCACCAGGTCGCTGCCGATCTGGTTGCCGTTGTCGTCGGTCGGATACATGGCAGTGAGGTCGATCCAGTCCACCCCGGTGACGTTCATGGCGGCGTGGAACACGTCGCCCCGGCTGATCATGGCCCCGAAGTCGATGGCCGGGTTGTCGAAGCTGAACACGGCCGTGATGGCGTCGGTGACGGCATTCTTCACCGTCAACTGGCCGTACTGGGGCAGCACGTGCACCGTGACCTGGACGACGACGTAGGTGTAGATGGGGTCGGTCTGGTCGATGACGGCCGGGTCGGTGTACTGGGGGTGCATCTCGACTGTTGTGCCAACAAGAGCCCGGTCGTTGATGTACGCCTCGACCTGACGCAGCAACTCGGGCGTGGGGTACCCACCGCCCACCGGGGCGATGTAGAGCTTCACGTTGGTGTAGAACAGCCCGGTGGCTACTGCCTTGGCCACGCTGGGCACCTGGAAGGCCAGGTCCGCGAAGTCCTGGAGAGTGATGGCCCGGTCCTTGAGCTTGGCCGCTCGGGGGATACCGTGGCGCATCGAGTCGATGCTCTCGTTGTCGGCGCCGCCCTGGAAGGCAGTGGCGTTGTTGACAGCAACATCGGTGAGGGGCGGCGTGACGATGGTGATCATGCCCGCCACCACGTTGCCCACCGCTCCCTGGCCGTAGCGGTAGCTGACCGTCATCACCGCTCCGGTGGGCGGGATGCGCCCGGCCACGTTGTCCCCGAACACCACGTGGGTGTACTGCCGGTCATCGATGTATGTTGTGTACACAGAAGCGTCGGGATCGGCATCGGCCAGATTGTCCACGTAGGTCCAGACCTGGTTCACCGTGGTGGAGTCCGATTCCTGAACTGTCAGTGTCAATGACCGGTGGATGACGCCCTGATAACGCAACACGTACTCCTGGAGCGGCGCTCCGTTGGAGACGGCGATCGTCTCCGCAGCCACGGTGCGGCCCTCCTGGGCGCCGGTCATCGTGGTCCGTCCCGCAGTGCCACCTATCAGCGCGGTACCGACCGTCTCGAAGAAGACGGCCCCGGCCGACTCACTGGCCTGGGTCTGGAGCACGGTGCCGGAAGGGATCTGCAATACGTTGTCCACGTAGGCGTTGTCGTTGGTGATGGTGAAGGTCACCACGCCCGTCGCCGCCTGCTGCGCCACCGGCACGTAGCCCAGCATGTCGGCAATGGCCAGCACGCTCTGACGCCGCACGGCGCTGGCCAGGAAGGGCTCGGCTGCCACCCGGTCGATGTAGTAGTTCAGGATGTCACCGACGTAGGCGTACAGTTCTATCAACAGCGTGCCGAAGTCAGCCGCTTCGCCCACGGTCTGCCATTCGGGCATGAAGCCACGAGCGGCTGAGATCAGGAAGGTACGGATCGAGTCGAAGTCGCGATCCGTGTAGTCCATCTCGATGGGGGTGGTGGGGTTGGCGGTCATAGCGGCGTCTCCTGATCCAAGAAGGCCGACAGGGGCATCCGCAGCGCCCGCACCTCATCGAAGGCCCCGGCCTGGTAGGTCACGTCCACGAACACCATCCCCGGCTTGAGGGTGTCCGTGGTGAACCGCACCGTCCGCATGGTGACCCGCGGGGCGAACTGCTGGATGCGCTGCATCACCTGGCGAGCGGCATCGGACCGCACCAGTTCGTCAGCCGGGTCGAACAGCGACCGCTGGAGGTCACAGCCGTACTCGGGGCGCATGATGCGCTCCAGTTGATTGGTCATCAGCACGTCCACCAACTGGCCCTGCACCACGTCAGCGTAGGTCGAGGTGGTGGCCACGTGGCCGTTGACATCGATGTGGAACGGCATGCTCAAGGACCTCATGCGGCTGCCCTCCAGGTCGAGAGCCAGGCACCGTCCCCGGACGGGATCAACTGGGGCAGACCCCGCTTGTCGGTGCGCCAGAAGGGGATGGGCTGGTACCAGTTCGAGCCTCGCGAGTCGATGCGCCCCAACTGCATGGTCGAGAAGAACTGGTTTGTGTACACAACATGGCGCACCTGCTTGACGTACCACAGGCCGTCGAAGTCGGGCCGCAGCACGGTGCGCTCCTGGCCACTGGTGGAGGCGATGGCACAGACGCTGGCGGGCTCGATGGTGGCGTCGCCCACCACCGTGATGGTGCCCTGCTGGGACCATTGGGGCAGGTAGTAGCCCTGCTGGAGAGTGGTGGCCTCGGCCACGGTGCGAGCCGGTATGTCGGTGGCGAAGCGCCGGGGCAGCGGTCCCTGTCGCCCGCTGGCCTGCACTAGCACGGTCTGGGAACCCTGGAGGAAGGACATGGCCGGGACGCGGTACATCGGGTCGGCGGTCGAGAGGTTCACCGGCTCGAAGCTCACGATGTCACCCTGGTTGGTGCCATCGGCCTGAGCCACCTTCTGGCGCATCTGGAACCAGTGTGAGGCCATCTCCCGGAAGCTGATGTCGTTGTAGTCCACCAGTCGGACCACACCCCGCGAGGGCACGATGTGGGCGCCGATGCGATCGGCCAGCTTCACCGCCATCTGCCAGTCGGACTCGCTGGTCTGGGCCAGCGTGCGCCAGTGCAGGTCGTCGCCCTGGTTGAACTCGTTGGAGAAGCCCAGGCCGTTGTCGGTGATGATCTGGCGGATGAAGTCGGTGACTGTTGCGTCAACAAGGAACCGGGGCTTGTTGCCCTTCATCACCATGGTGGCTCCCAGGCAGTTCACCTCTTGCTCCACCACGTACTGCTGGCTAGCCACATACTGCTGGGGCTGGAC